AGGACGCAATGGTCATGCCGGTTGTTTGGGCCGGCAACATGACCTGCTCGAACCGCGCCCGTCAGGGCGTGATCGTGGCCTAAGGAGGTGAACCATGGCTTACGTCATCACTGATGGCCGCATTGCCGTCCAGCGCATCGATGTGACGGACACGAACCAGAACTGGCCGCTCGGCACCATCGTTCGTGCCAAGGACCCGACCTATGGGGAAGGCGAGTTCGTCTACCTCAAAGGCGTGGCCTCGACCGCCGTCAACGATCTGGTTGTCTATGACCAGTACGCCGGCACGACCACGCGCGCCGTTGCGGGCTCTCGTGGCCCGGCGGGTGTCGCGATGTCGGCCAATGTGGCCAACCAGTACGGTTGGTACCAGATCGGCGGCGCGGCTGTCGTCAACGCCGGCACTGTCGCGGAGGCTGGCAACGTGTACGCCACCTCGACCGCCGGCACCGTGGATGATGCCACGGTCTCTGGCGACAAGGTTGATGGCGCTCGCTTCAAGACGGCTGACGGCACTCCGTCCGCTGGCAAGGCGATTGTCCAGCTCGACCGTCCGGCAATGAACGCGAACGGCTAAGCAATTGGCGGGGGCTTCGGCCCCCGCTTTCCTCTCCAGACGAAAGGTGACCGATGGATATCGATCTGCCGGAAGTCCAAGCGCTGCATCAGAGCGCGCGGTTCTTCAAGGACGACGCCGGCCGCGATCTGGTTGAAATTGCATTCGTTGGGGCGAAGGACACCGTGGTCAAGCGGGTCACGCCGGACGTAATGGCGACCTTCAAGCAGGAATGGGATGCCTATTGCGACGGACGCCCTCTGGAGCGCCGCAAGGGCATTCCACTTTCCGAGATTGTGAGTGAGCAACGCGCGGAACATTACATCGCGCGGAACATCCATACCGTTGAAGAACTGGCGATGCTCAGCGATGCGCAGTGTCAGGCGGTAGGCCATGGCACATTGACGGAGCGTGCCACCGCGCAAAAGCTCCTTTCTGTGCGGCGCGTTGAGGCGGATGAGAGAGCGAGAAAAGCGGTGAGCGACGCGTCGGCCTCTCTTGGGCCCAGGCCCGCCGAGAAATACGCGTCGACCTCCGACCTTGAGGCCACGAACGCCAAGCTTGACGCGCTCTCCGACAACATTGGGGCACTTATTGCGGCCCTGAGCGAAAAGCGCGGGCCCGGTAGGCCGAAGAAGTCGAAAGAGGAAGAAACTTGAGCCTTCTTTCGATCGTCCAGAACGCAGCGATCGATCTGAACCTGACGAGTCCGACCGTTGTCGCGACTTCGACGGACACGCAGGTTCAGCAGTTGATGAATCTGGCCAATCGAGACGGTAAGGACCTCGTTCGCCGGTTTGACTGGCAGGCCCTGACGATTGAGACCAGCTTTAACACGGTCAACACGCAGCAGCAGACCACCTTATCGGCTGTGGCGCCGGACTTCTTCCGCATGGTGGACGAGACCATGAACAACCGCACGCAGCACTGGCGCGTGATCGGTCCGCTCTCGCCGCAAGAATGGCAGCGCCGGTTATCTCTTGGCGCTCAGGTTGGCGTCGTCAACTCGTTCCGCATTCGCGGGAATGAGATTTGGTTTTTCCCGGTCCCGCCGGCCGGCGACAGCATCTATTTCGAGTACATCTCCAAGAATTGGGCTCAGGACGCAGGCGGCGCGGGCAAAGAGGCGTTCACGCTCGACACCGATACGGCGCTTATCGACGAAGACATTCTAACGCTCGGCGTTAAGTGGCGCTTCCTCAAGGCAAAGGGCCTCGATTACAGCGAGGAATTTCGGTCCTACGAGGCCGCTCTAGAGGCGGTGTTCGGCTCGGATGGGGCGCGTGGTCCCGTGGATATGACCGGCTCCGTCGTCGATTGGACCATTCCTGCCATTCCCGATGGCTCCTGGAACATCTGATGCGCGCGCCCGTCAATAACATACGCTCGGCCAGGCGGCCGATGCGAGAAAAGTCTATTGGCGGGTCTGGAGTCTATTCGAGCGCGTCGATCCAAGCTCCGGTCGGTGGCTGGGATGCGCTGCATCCTCTTGCCGACATGCCGCAGGACCGGGCGATTGTGCTCGATAACTGGTTTCCGGAGCCCGGCTACCTGCGCGTTCGCCGTGGGTCTCAGGTCCACGCCAGCGGTCTTGGGTCGTCCTCCGTTGAGACCATCATGGTCTACAATGGGACCACCACGAACGGGAACAAGCTGTTTGCCGTCGCGGGCGGAAGCATATTCGATGCAACGGGTGCGGGGGCCGTCAGCGGCGCTGTTGTTACGGGGCTGACGAACAGTCGCTGGCAATACGTGAACTTTACGACGGCCGGCGGCCACTTTCTATGGTGCTGCAACGGCGTCGATAACCCGGAGATGTTCGACGGGACAACGTGGTCCAATCCGACCATTACTGGCGTTACGGCGGCCAGTGCCATCAACGTCAACGTCCACAAGAACAGGATTTGGTTGATCCTGGCCGGCAGTATGGACGCCGCCTATCTGCCGACCAATTCGATACAAGGGGCCGCCGCCAAATTCCCGCTTGGCTCCGTGATGTCGAAAGGCGGCTATTTGGTCGCCATGGGGACATGGACGCACGACGGCGGTAATGGTCCAGACGATTACGCCGTCTTCCTGTCGAGCAGAGGACAGGCGGCGGTCTATCAGGGCTCCGATCCATCCACGACATCGGATTGGGCACTTGTGGGCGTTTACGACCTTGGCGCGCCGCTCGGCTATAGGTGTCTGACCAAGGTGTCGGGCGACCTAGCAGTGATCAGCATTGACGGCGTACTGCCGTTCTCGTTGGCGCGCGGCGTTGATCGTGGCGCGGCGGCAACGGTCGCCATCACGACCAACATCAATAACGCCATGAATACGGCGGCGCGGTCGTATGGCTCGAATTTCGGCTGGGAGCTGTGTGCCTATCCGAAGGGCACCGCAGCTATATTGAATGTGCCGCTCTCGGAAGGCGAGACGCAGCAACAGTACGTTATGAACACGCTTACGGGCGCTTGGTGCCGCTATACCGGCATGAACGCCAACTGCTGGGCTGTGTTCAATGACGACCTATATTACGGCGGAAACGACGGCCGGGTTTATGTGGCCGACACGTCGGGCCTCGATACTGATACGCCCATCGATGCCATTGGCCAGACGGCGTACAACTTCTATGGCTCGAAAGGCACGCTGAAGCAGTTCAAGATGCTTCAACCGATCATAACGGCGGATTCCAACTCTCGCCCCGCCATCGGCATTTCGACGGACTTTAAAGACAATGCGTCGCTCGGCACTCCGACAGCGACCCGGAGCGCGGCGGCCCTCTATGACTCGGCTGTCTATGACGTGGACGTATACCCAATCGAGTCCAGAACGGTGGCAGACTGGACATCGGTTTCTGGCCTTGGCTTTGCCGGCTCCATCCATTTCCGCGCTCAGACCGGCGTCACGGGTACCATCTCCATCTGGGATTTATCGCTGTGGGGCGAGGCGCCGTGGTCATACCCGCTTGGCGGCGAGGTTGTCATGCGCCTTAACAACTTCAACGTCCTTTACGAGAGGGGCGGCGTGTTTTGAGGCTGGTGTTTGGCTGCGACGATCTTGTTGCCAAATATGTTTCTGATGGCCTGGGTCTCCCCATTTTTCCACCGTACACAGCGATAGGCGGGACGCGTGACGGTCAGACGCTCTGCATCGGCACGGTATTCAACGAATATAACGGCTCAAATATCGACATTACGCTTTATGGCCCCGGCGCTCTAACGCGGGGCAATATACGTGGCGTCTATCACTATCTGTTCGAGCAATTGAAGGTGAACCGCGTCACTGCCAAGACACGGCGGTCGAACAAGAAGATGCAGCGGCTGATGGGCCGCTTTGGTTTCAAATTCGAAGGCATCAGCGCGCGCTACTTCGGCCCCACCAAGGCCGATGACGCTATCCGCTTTGTGCTCTTCCCTGAAGAAGCAAGGAAGTGGCTCAATGGGTAGCTCTCCGTCACCGCCTCCCGCACCCGATCCGGTAGCGACCGCCAACGCCCAGCAGAACCTGAATCAGAATACTGCGACCACGCAGCAGCTTCTGAACATGACCAATCAGGTGACGCCTTACGGGAACCTGACGTATAATCAGACCGGCTCGAATACCTACACTGGCGCGGATGGGAAGACCTACACGGTTCCGCAGTTCACCGCGACGCAGACGCTTTCGCCCGAGCAGCAAAAGCTTTACGACCTCAATTCTCGGACGCAGGCAACGCTTGGTCAAATAGGCGTCGATCAGTCGGCCAAGGTCGCGAACATTCTCAATACGCCATTTGACCTCAACGGCGCGATCAACAACCAGCAGTCGGATATTCAGCGGTCGCTGCTCGATCCTGTCTGGCAGCAGCGGCAGAATGAGCTTTCGCAGCAGCTCGCCAACCAGGGCATTCAGCAGGGCTCCGAAGCCTATACAAACGCGCTTCGTGACTTCGGCATGCAGCGTGATAACTCGTACAATTCATCCCTGTTGGCGACCCGCGCGCAAGCCGCGCAAGAGGCTCTTAGCAACCGCAACCAGCCGCTGAATGAGATTTCGGCGCTGATGAGCGGAAGTCAGGTATCGCAACCCAATTTCGTCGGCACGCCGCAGTCTCAAGTGGCGCCGACTGATTACTCCGGCATCGTGAACAACAACTACCAAGGCCAGATGGCGGCCTATAACGCTCAGCTTCAGAATCAGGGTGCGCTCTATGGCGCTCTTGGCTCTATGGCTGGCACGGCTCTTGGTGGCTGGGCGCGAGGTGGTTTTTCGATGTCTGATCGTCGGCTGAAGTCCGATATTCGGCAGGTCGGCAAGCTCGACAACGGTCTGAACGTTTATAGCTATCGATTTGGCAATGGTCCCGTCCAAATTGGACTGATGGCCGATGAGGTGCAGCGTATTAATCCGAGCGCGGTAATGGACGTGAACGGATTTAAGGCGGTGAATTATGATGCCGCCGTGAGGTCTTAAATGGCCCAAGACATTTTTGCCACATCTCCCGACCTTGATCTCCGTAAGCGTTGGGCTCTTTTGCAGCTTCAGCAGGCCAGCGACGCGTCACCGGTTCGCCATCCGCTTCAGGCCGTTGCACGCGCGCTCCAAGGCGCGATGGGCGGCTATTTGGCTGGACAAGCCGAACAAGAGGACCGCGCGGCCGGCGCCTCGATGTTCAATAACCTTCCCGGCCTTGGTGGTGGCCAAGCGCAGACATCGCCCGCTCCAGTCAGCAGCAGCAATGCGCCGCCCACGAACTTCGGGAATGCCATTGCCTCGATTGAGAGCGGCGGAAAGTATGACGCCCTAGGTCCGGTGACGAAGAGCGGTGACCGTGCCTATGGAAAATATCAGATAATGGGTGCGAACGTCGGCCCGTGGACCAAAGAAGTTCTGGGCCAAGAAATGAACCCGCAGGCGTTTGCCGCGAGCCCGCAAGCGCAGGATGCAGTGTTCAACGCGAAGTTTGGCCAATACGCACAGAAATATGGCCCGGAAGGTGCGGCCCGTGCTTGGTTCGCGGGCGAAGGCGGTATGAACAATCTCAATGCCAAGGATCAGCTTGGCACGACGGTTGGACAGTACGGCCAGCGCTTCGCACAAGCCGCCGGCTTGCCGCAGGTGGCGAGCGATAGCCCAGCCATTCCACAAGGTGCGGCTCCTACACAGTTTCAGGGCCAGCAGCCTGGCCAGCAGGCGCAAACGCCCGCTCGCACGCAACTCAATATCCCGCCAGAAGTTGCGGCGACTATCCAGCGGCTTGGGTCAGATGCGCGTACGCGTGGCCAAGCGTGGCAGCTCTATCTGCAATACGCCAAGCCGACTGAGCAGTATGTGCAAGGAGTTAACGCCAACGGCGTCCCATATCAAAGAAATGTAGTTACCGGAAGGATTGAGGCTGATCCGACGCGCGACGCGGCGATCAATGAGGCTGAATATGCTCGGAGCAACTGGCAGAAACTCGGATTCCCAGATCCCAATTCGGCGGCTTCGGCCGATCAGCAGTTCTGGCAATCATTCAACGCTAAGCGCCTTGGAGGACCAAGCACGAACGTAACCGTCGATCAGCGCGGAGAGAATGAGTTCTCCAAGGAGGCGGGGAAGCTAACGGCACAGCGCTATAACGGCATGATTGAGGACGTACCGGCCGCTAAGCAGATGCTTTCGGATGTGCAGACCCTCACCACATTGGGACGGCAAATTGGCACGGGTAAGGAGGCACAGATAAAGGCCTCGCTTGGCCCCTATGCCGAAGCCCTAGGTGTCAAAATAGATAAGCTTGGCGAAATCCAGGCGTTTGAAGCCATTGTGAACCGCATGGCGCCTGGGCTGCGAGTTAAGGGGTCTGGCGCTCAGTCCGATTATGAATTGAAGAACTTCCTTAAGTCTTTGCCATCTCTCGGCACAACGCCAGAGGGCAACGAAATGGCCTCGCGCGTGATGCAGGGGCTCTACGAGAACAAGCTTAAGGCGGCGGATATCGCCTCTGCTGCCTTGAATGGGGAAATCACACGGAAAGAGGCCGATCAGCGCATTCGCGATCTACCGGACCCGATGAAGGAATATCGCGATTACGTGAAGAACAATCCGGGCGCGTCGGTTCGTCCCAATGAAGAGGGCGGATGGACGGTAATTGATGGCGTCAAAATCAGAGAGAAGAAGTAGCGATGCCAAAATTCGAACTCAGCTCGCCCGATGGCAAGGTGTTCGAAGTTGAGGCTGCCGATGCCAACGCGGCCGTAGCCGCATTCCAGAAGATGGCCACTCCAGCGCAATCGGAAAAACGCTCTACCATGCTTCCTGAAACGGACGCCATGGGAGCGCCCACCGGCCGAATGGTTGAGGCGCCGGGCGGCAAGCCGATGAGTTACGGCGATCAGATGTCGAACATTGGCCGGATGCTCGATAGTGGCGCGAGGATGGCCGCGAACGGCGCCACATTCGGCTTGGCTGACAAGTTCGCCGGGGGCATGGATTACCTGACTGGAGTGGCCCCGTCTTACGACACGGGCGTCAAAGCCCAACGCGCGCAAACGGAAAAGGTGCGGGACGAGCATCCGGTAGCTGCAACTGCCGCAGAGTTGGCTGGAGGGCTGGGGACCGGCGCTGGCCTTATGAAGAGCGGAATTACGCTCGCTGGTCGCGTTGGTCCGGGGCTTCTGGCGCGGGCTCTGGGCTTTGGGGCAGAGGGAGCGGCCTATGGCGCGGCTCAAGGCGCGGGCAGCACATATTCAGACAATGCTTCTGATTATCTGAAGAACGCGGCATTCGGAGCTGCTACTGGCAGTGCAATCGGCGCTGGCCTGCCCGTTCTTGGTTCGGCCGCTGGAGCTGGATATCGGGCCGGTGCCGCATTTCTCGGCCCTCGTGTCGAGGGGGCTGGCCGGGGCGCATCGGCGCTTCTGCGCGGCGCAGCGCTGGCTGATGAGGCGGGCTTACGCAACCTTGGCCAGCTTGGAACTGAGGCGATGTTGCCGGACGCTGGTCCTGCGATGCTTGGCCTTGCGCAGGGCGCCGCGACAGGAACGGGAAGCGGGCGCAGCGAGCTTATCAATGCGCTTCAGAACCGCGATCGCGCGACGGCCGCTAGGTTGGCACAATCGCTGGATCAAAATCTTGGCCCCGCGCCCATTCCGTCCAAGGTGGAGGCTGGTCTTAAGGCGGGCCGTTCGGCACTTAGCCCGCAGTACGAAGCGGCATTGGAGAATGCGTCTGCTGTCGATACACAAGCTATCGTAAACAAGATCGACGCCATGATCCCCAATGTGAGGGGTGAGGCGCGATCAAAGCTACTAGATGTCCGTAATGATCTGATGATAACGGACGCCAAGGGCAACACGCAGATCCCAGACCCGCACCCACGCGCGTTGCTAGCGACCCGCCAGTCCATTGACGGGCTTACGAACTCAACGCAGGACGGGAACGTTCAGCGCGTCTTGGGCGAAGTCCGAAAACTGGTTGACGCAGAGCTTGGAGCGAAGGTCCCGAACATCAAGGCGCTGGACGCAAATTATCAGTCGCTTCGTCAACAGTCCGACGCCCTTGAGCGCGGCCAATCTATTCTCGATAGCGGCAAGTCGGCAATTCGTCCGGTTGAATTGGTGGAAATGATGCAGGCGGCCGGCTCACCGCAGGGTGCGATGGTTGGTCCATCAGCCGCGCCGGCAATGTTGCGACAAGGCGTTCGCGCTGACATTGACCGGCGCGTAGGAACGAACATCAACGATCTGACGGCGCTAGAGCGGACGTTCGCCACCCCGCAGGATTGGAATTACCAGAAGCTGGGGACCGTCTTCGGCGAGGGACCGAGGGACCGCGTCGCGGCGGATATCTCGGCCAATAGGCAATTTCGCGATACCTACCAGAAAGTAGCGCAGAATTCACAAACTGCTCAGCGCACCGAAGCAGCCAAGGCAATGGAAGGCGCCGCTGGTGGGAATATACCTACTGACATTACCGCTACCAGCCTCGGGCTTAAGGCGGTTAATGGCATAGCAAAGCTTCTATCCGGTCAAAGCAACGCCACTACCCGCGATGAGGTTGGCCGACTGCTTGCGACCCGTGGATCTGATGCCAGGCGTCTTGCGCAGATGCTTTTGGATTCAGCCCAGACGACAAACTCTAATGCTCGATCCATTGCTGCCCTGATTTCGTCGCCTCAGTGGATCGCCGCAACCGCGCCTGCCTACGGTCGTAGATAAAAGCATACCCGAGACAAACGGCCATCCAAATGGCCCACGCGACGTAGATGTTGTCGAACTGGCTGCTCCAGAGCCGCCAGAGCCCTGTCACGATTAGGCCCAGTGCTGTTAGGGCCAGAAAAGCAAGAATCTCCATGAAAACCCGCCCTCCGTGGCGGGTTTTTCGATTCTAGAGGAAGCCTGAATGTCCCGCAACGGCTCCGGTACCTACACCATCCCCAATACATTCCTCGCCGGACAAACCATTACGGCGTCCAGTCATAACGCCAACTGGTCTGACATGGGCGCGGAGATGACGAACTCCGTCGCGGCCGATGGCCAAACGACGATGACGGGGCCGTTAAAGGCCGCCACCGGTACCGCCACTGCGCCATCCATAACGTTCGGCGGCGACACGAACACGGGCATCTATCGGTCTGCTGCTGATGAGGTGTCTATCTCAGTAGGGGGAACGCAGGTCGCCAAATTCAATTCGAGCGGCCTCGACATCCTAACTGGCCTGATCAGGCAGAGTGGACTTCGCATTTTGCCCGTCGGGCTTGGTCCACTCCCATGGTCCGGCTTCAATCCTCCGTCGCAATGGGTTCTTGCTAACGGTCAAACTCTCAGCCGGACGACATACGCCGATCTTTGGGCATTCGCTCAGGCAGAAATCGGATTCGGTAACAACCTGTGGGGTAGCGGCGATGGCACAAGCACGTTCACTGTTCCAGACATGCGGGGCCGCGTGCCCGCCGGCCAGGACAATATGGGTGGCTCGGTCGCCGGCCGCCTGACATCAGCGACCATATCCCCGAATGCGTTTTCTCTTGGCAATGCTGGTGGCGGTCAAACTCAGAACCTGACCGTTGCTCAGCTCCCGACCTTCACCCCGTCAGGTTCAATTAGTCGGGCATTGGTGCCGATCCTTTCCTTGGGAACGTCTGGTATCGGGGCCGGCGGCTTCCAATTTTATTCGGCCAGCGGCGGTACGAATGTGAATCTGACTGGTGCCGATCAGACGTTTACCGGCGACCCCATCGGGGGCGGCGGCGCTCACGGCAACGTACAGCCCACCATCATCACAACGTATATCATCTTCGCGGGGATCTGACATGTCTCGCAATGGCAGCGGGACGATGACCCGCGTTTCCAACTCGTTCTCCGATCCGGTTGCCGGAACCACGATCAGCCCGGCCGACGCAACGAACCTTTTCAACGACTACGATACCGAAATCACGGATAGCTTGTCTCGCTCTGGCAAGGGCGCGATGTTGGCAAGCCTTGATATGGGCGGCCACGCGGTTAATGACACGTCGTCTGTCGCTCTCAACGGCTCTAGCTCCGGCACCACGACTGTCCAAGCCTCCGCCACGGCAAGCGGCACACTGACGCTTCCGGCGGCGACTGATACGCTCATCGGCAAGGCCACGACGGACACGCTCACCAACAAGACTTTCGACACGGCCGGCGCCGGCAATTCGCTCCTGATCAACGGCCTTGCGGCGACTGCGAACACGGGCACGGGCGCCGTGGTGCGAGCGGCATCGCCATCGTTGACGACGCCGAGCATTGGAGTGGCGACTGGTACTTCATTGAGTGTGACCGGAAACCTTGCCGCCGGCTCCAGCGGCCCCGGCAATAGCTATTACTATTTCGGCAATAATACCGGCAGTGGGAATCTGCCGGCCATGGGGGTCAACAATACCGACAATACCCTCTATCTCTATTCGCGTGGCACAGGTGGCATTTCGGTACAGAGCGCAGCAAATGCGCAGATTGCTACAATTGCGGACAACGGCGATACAAACATCAAGAGCACGACCGCATCGTCTTCATCCACGACTGGCGCGCTGAAAGTCGGCGGCGGCGTCGGAATTGCGGGGACGCTTAACGTTGCGGGCGCTGCCACTTTTGCTAGCGTCAACAAGGTCACGATCACTGCTCCTGCCACTGGGGCAACGCTTACTATCCCTGATGGTGTGACGATAACAGGGCCGGCCGCGACTGACACTTTGGTCGGCCGCGCGACCTCGGACACGCTGACAAACAAGAGCATCAACGCCAGCAATAATACGATCACGAACCTGACCACGGGGATGTTTGCCGCGAATGTGGTCGATACTGATTCCGCCCTTGCGGCTAACAGCGCCACGCGAATCCCGGCGCAAAGCGCGGTTAAATCGTATGTCGACAATGCCCTGTCGGGCCTGAAATGGAAGCAGTCCGTCCTCTGCGCCACGACCGCAAATATCACCCTTTCCGGCGAGCAGACAATTGACGGCCAGTTGACGAGCGGTTCGCGCGTTTTGGTGAAGAACCAGACGACGGGCTCGCAGAACGGCATTTACGTGTCTAGCTCTGGTGCCTGGACGCGGGCCACCGACGCGGATACGTCGGCTGAGATCACCCAAGCCACGGTATTTGTTCAGCAGGGCACGCTTTACGCTGATACGCAGTGGACCTGTTCAACCGACAACATCACGCTAGGCACAACGGCGCTAACGTTCTCGCAAGTCTCTGGCGCCGGGACCTACTCGGCCGGCGCTGGATTGTCGCTGACCGGCAACCAGTTTGCGATTGATAGCACAGTTGCGACGCTCACCGGATCGCAGGCGCTGACCAACAAGACCGTCAATGGACTTACGATAACTAGCACGACGGGCACGTTGACCATCTCCGCAGGAAAAACAGCGTCGGTTAGCAACAGTCTTACCTTTACAGGCACGGATGGCAGCTCTGTAGCTTTCGGCGCTGGCGGCACGGTCGTCTACACGGGACGTAGCGTATCAACTGCGACGGGTCTTAAGGGGGGCGGCGATCTAAGTGCAGACCGGACCATCGATTACGACATCCCGTCGCTGACGGCCAAGCTATCCCCTGACGCGAATAACGACTATGTAATCATCTATGATGCCGCCGGGACGGCAACTAAGAAAGCAACAGTTGGGTCTGTTGGGAGCGCTGGCGTCAGCGGCGTATCGTCCATCGCAGGCAATACCGGTGCGTTTACGCTTTCAAACGGTATCACTAATTCGACCAACGATATTCGGCTGAGTGCTAAACCTGCATTTCTCGCCACGAAGGGCGGAACAGATCAGACCGCGATTGCGGACAGCACGTTCACTCAGGTTACGTTCGGCACTGAAGTATTCGATACGGGGGGGTATTTTTCGTCAAATGCATGGACCCCGCCCGCCGGCCTAGTTTTAATGAATAGCACCCTCTTGGTGTCCGGCACATTCTCTACTGGGGGGCAAATTGCGATAATGCTATATAAGAACGGTGTTGCATATAAACAGTGGAACGTAGCTGCATCATCCTCTTTCTCCGGTGGCTCCCCTCAGTTTTCTATTAGCGAAAGGGCCAGCGGAACAGACGTGTATACCGTCTACGTCTATGCAGATACGACTAGCGGTACCGCATCTGTTTCTGGGAATACATTGCACTCGTTTTTTTCCGGGGCGTGGCTTTCGCCATAACGCAATGATTAGCTAATTTCTCATCCGGCTCTGAATTCTCATTAGAGAGCGTCGGCAGAAAATATCGACCGCTCCCCCCAAGCGCGGTCTGCGACCAAAACGCAGCTCGCATGAACGGCGAATAGTCTCCTGGCCAGCATCGAGTTTTTGGGTTCTGTGGAGCGTGTACCAGTTAAATATCTCGGCGTCTCCTGGCTGAAGATGGGGCGTTTTGGGCTGGCAGAAACGGGCGATGCTTGCATCATCGTGCCAGTGTTTTGCGCCGCCCGAAGATGGCCTTATCTCTGAATGAGACCCTGGCAGTATGTCTATTGACGGCTTGTCTACCCCAACACTATCAAGTGGGAGCCATACGTTTACGCAGTCACTAACAATATGCAATCCAACGATTGCTGCGGCGTTTGCATCAACATGCCATCCTACACCCGTTCCACCGCTACTTCGTCGGAAGTACGATCTGCTTGGCATAAAATGCCACTTTGGGCCGAGCACGACTAACGCCCTGGAGACCGCCTCGTTTCGAATATCCGCATATCGTTGAGCTAGGGATTTGTTTCGGTGTCGTAAGAAGCTCGGTAGGTGTGCTAGCCAGACGCCGCCCCATGCCGTGAAATTCTGATCCAGTTTTCCCCTGGAATGGCTATCGGCGTTATCGAGCGCCTCATAAACATCGGCAACAACGCATTGCAGTTCTTGTATTGCCGATTGAGACAAAAATTCGCGAGCGGTGACCGTACCGTCTGAGGCCAAAGCCTCGCGCGCCTCTTCAACGTTGTGCGTCACCATTCCGCCCCCCGGGATGTTTTACCGCTGCATGATGGGGCACTTGGTGAAGTTTTTCAAGTTTCAACCATAGGCCGCCCACAACGGCTGTTTTTCTCGGAGCATCAAATGCTTACTGTCTCTGGCCTGATCGCCTTGGCGGTCGGGGTGCTCATGGCATTCTGCTTTGGCTGGGAAGCCTTCCGGGAGTGGTGCGCCAAGATCGACACCCCAGAGGAGGCGAAGGAGTTCGCTTTTGACACGGTAGGGGCGCTATGCGGCCTGTGCGTCTGCGCGACGGCCATCCGCTCGCTGGTGATGTGATGGCGAGCGTCGCCTCTCTAATCCTTCGCAATGCCGAGCGCTGGCAAAATGCCAAGCTCGCGCGCGAGCCCGAGTTTGAGCCGGTCGCCAAGCGGCTTGTCGCGGCCAAGGACAGGTACCAGAAGATCGAGGCTACTACGGGCGTGCCGTGGTTCGTCATTGCGGTCATCCACCAACGTGAGGGTGCGCAGAAGTGGACCGTCAACATCGCCAATGGCCAGCCATTCGATCAGAAAACGACCATTGTGCCGAAGGGCAGGGGACCATTCTCGTCTTTCGAGGACGCGGCCTACGATGCTCTGACGAACTGTGCTCCCTACGCCGCGAAGTGGAAAGACTGGTCTCCGGGCGGGATGATGACGCTGCTGGAGCAGTACAACGGCCTCGGCTACGCCAATAAGGGCCTGCCGTCGCCTTACGTCTGGTCCGGCACGGATCAATACGTCAAGGGCAAATATGTGGCAGATGGCGTCTTTGCCGCGAACGTGGTCGACAAACAGCTCGGGTGCGCTGGCCTGATCATGGCAATGGCGAAGCTGGACGCGTCCATTCAGCTCAAGCCATCTAACCCGACGCTGGCGCCCCCGCCAGATCCCGCGCCGACACCAACGACCCCGACCTCTCAGCCCGCCCCCTCCGGCGGGCTTTTTGTTGCCATCGTCCGCGCTCTGTTGGCGCTCTTCAAGAGGAACTAG